GACAGCTAATGAAAAAGTCTAGTGCAGGTGCACTAGCCGTATCTAACCTAGAGGCAGATGCGAATATGGGAATGGGAAACATAACTCAAGAAGATCTTGCGTTACCATTTCTTAAGATCCTGGGACAGCTTTCACCGGAAGTTAACAAACGAGACGGTAAGTATGTCGAAGGGGCAACACCTGGCATGATCTACAATACAGTTACAGGTGATTTGTTTGATGGTGAGAAAGGTATTAAAGTAATACCTTGTTACTACAAACTAGAATATGTTGAATGGAAAGACAGAGGTAAGGATGGATCGGGTGCTCCGGTAAACATTTATCCTTCTTCAAGTGATATACTTTCAAAAACAACTAGAGGTGCTGACTTCAAAGATAGATTACCAAACGGTAATTACATTGAGAAGACTGCACAGCATTTTGTTATTGTTAGTGGAGACTCTCCAGCAACAGCGTTGATCGCTATGAAATCTACTCAGCTAAAAACTAGTAGAACTTGGAATAGTATGATTCAACAAATTAAGCTGAAAGGTAAAGATGGAAAACTCTTTACTCCAGCTGCGTTTAGTCATCAATATCATCTAAAAACTGTGCAACAGTCTAACGACAAAGGCACATGGTTTGGATGGTCCGTAAGTAAAATTGGAACGGTGCAAGATGGTGCTCTTTACCAACAAGCCAAAGCGTTTGCGACCAGCATTTCTAAAGGAGATGTTAAGGTTAAACATGGTGAAGAAACTACAGCGCAATCCGATAAGGGAACGCATTACTAGTTTCTCCCTCGAGAGAAACAGGGCCGGTGATGGGAGACTGGATCCGGCCCTGAATGATGACTTATGGAAAAAAGATTTGTTGAGATATTTACAGGACTAAAAAGAGATTATGGGTATGCTGACCCTCAGTCTGCGTACAAGGACCCTTCTACCGGCAAATTAAAAATTGAACATTTCTGGGCAAAGAAACCAGTCACAGAACAAGATTACGAAAATCATTTAAAAGGAATTAAACCAATAGGTATACAACCTTGTGATGATGAAGGCATGGCTAAGTTTGGTGCCATAGATATAGATTCAAAAGCTTACGATCAATTTGATACAAGAAAATATTTAGAGATTATAGATAAAAATAAAATACCTGTCATACCTGTAAAATCAAAAAGTGGTGGATTACATTTATATGTCTTCACAGATAAACCTGTTAAAGCTACATTCATTAAATCATTTTTAGAAAAACTATTATATACATTTAATCTTAAGCCAAGCACAGAAGTTTATCCTAAACAAACAGAACTAGATCAAGGTGCTAACAGCACATCAGGTAACTTTATTAATTTACCATACTTCAAGAAACAAGAACGAGTTGGTCTTAACTTAGATGGCACAACATTTACATTTGAACAATTTATTAAAGTTATAGATGCAAATACAAAAACACAAGAAGAACTAAATAATTTTATAAATGATCATATTAAAAAAATTTTAACAGGAGGCAATGAAGAATTTGTAGATGGTCCACCTTGTTTACAAATTATAACTAAGGATCTGTCAGCTAATAATAAACTAGCAGATTACAGAGATAGATTTTTATATAACTATATGGTCTTTGCTAAGAAAAAGTATGGAGATATATGGGACAAGAAAGTTTTACAAGCTGCTAGAGATTACATTGTTTATGATAATGAATGGGGTGATGAGAAAGTTAAAAAGAAAATTAAAGCATGGGAAAAAGAAACTGCAGGACATACTTGTGATGAAGAACCAATACACGATCATTGTATGAAATCAGAATGTGCTAAACGACAGTTCGGTTTTCTATCTGATAAAATAAAAAGATTTCCACCACTTACAGCTTTAATTAAAATTAATTATTCTCCGGATCCTGAATTTAGATTTACAATTACATATGTAGATAAGAAAGAAGGAGAAGTCAGTAAACAAGTTATAGCAAGAGATGCCACTTACTTTACAAACCAAGATAGACTTAGAACATTGATAGCTGCACATACACCTATCTTCCCACCAAGAGTTACAAATAAAGATTATCAAATCATCATGGAAAACTTATATGAAACACAGAATGTAGAGAGTCCGCCACCTGGTACATCAGATAAAGAATTATTACAAAAACATTTAGAAGAATATGTAACAGGAGTACAAGCTGTGAGTGACACATCTTTTAGAAATGGTAGCACATTGATTGATGATGGCTTTGCTTATTTTGTTTTTGAACCTTTTTATAATCATCTTAAAAACAAAGAATGGAAATTAAAAATAAATAGAACAGGTAGAATGATGGAAGATTTTTTTAAAGCTGAACTTAGTGTATCAAAAAGATATCCTAAAAAAGATTCAGATACTAAATCAAACAATCCTGTCCGATGTGTAAAGATATCTATGCAATACTTTGATGAAGAAGATAATGAATTAGAAATCTTAGACATGAAAGATAAGGAAGATATTCTGTGATAACTAAAATCTATGGTCCTCCAGGTACAGGTAAAACAGAAAAATTAATTAGAAGAGCAATGGCCTACATTAGAATAGGCACCCCACTAAATCAAATAGGTTACTTTGCATTTACAAGAAAAGCAGCCAACACAGCAAAGGATAGAATGTTAGAAAAGAATCCACAGTACAAAAAGAAAGATCTACCTTACTTTAGAACGTTTCATTCTTTAGCTTTTCAAAAGCTCAGTCTAGACGAAAGTAAAGTTATGCAAGACTATCATTATGCAGATCTAGGTAGGATCTTAAGTATCCGAGTTAATGTAAGAAAAGATGTAGATGCATCACCTTATTTAACTTGTGATAATGAGTACTTTCAAATTATTTTAAAAGCAAAAGAAAAATGTATTTCAGTTTGGGATGAGTATTGTTCTGGTGAATACTCTTCGTCAGTTAGATGGGGATTGTTAGAACACATCGAAGCTAACTATAATCAATACAAAAAGAAAAATACCCTACTAAATTACTCGGATATGATAAATCAATTTGTAAACAAACCTCATCTTTGTCCTAATTTTAAAGTTGTGTTTGTTGATGAAGCTCAAGATCTGTCACCCCTACAATGGAAAATGTATGACTTATTAAAATCAAACTCTGATGATGTTTACTTGGCTGGTGATGATGATCAAGCTATCTATACTTGGGCTGGTGCAGATGTGAATAGATTTATTAAAGAGCCTGCAAAAGAAAAAGTTTTATCTAGATCAAGACGTATACCTAAAAAGGTTCAAGAACTTTCCTCTGTTGTCATAAGTCGTATTCGTGGATTAAGAGCGACGAAACATTATAAAGCAAGAGACGAAGAAGGTAAAGTAGAGAAGATAAATAGTTTAGACAATTTAGATTTGCTATCTGACAACTGGTTAATCTTAACTAGAACTTTAAATAGAGCAGAAGAAATTTGTAAAATTTTAAAAGATAAAGGAATCTATTTTGAAACTAAAAGAGGTAAAAGTTTTAATGTTAAATTATATAAAGCTATTTTAACTCACATGCAATATGTCAATGGTGAAGAGATAACAGAAATCTCGATGAAAGATTTGTTGGACTTTGCTGATGAAGAAGATCTACAAGATAAAAGTTTAAAGTGGTATGAAGTATTTAGTAAAGGTAATATTTTGGAGCGGAATTATATACGATTAATGCTGTCAAATAAAGAAAAACTTAATCAAGGACCGAGGATCAAAGTTTCTACAATACATGCAGCTAAAGGTGGAGAGGCAGATAATGTTATTTTAGTTTTAGATAATGCCAACAAGATAAGACAAGCTGTAATGAGAAGCATAACAAAGAGTGACGAAGAGCACAGAGTGTGGTATGTAGGAACAACGAGAGCAAAAAAGAATATTTATTTATTACAAGCAAAAATAGAAAGGAAGGGATATCAATTATGACGGATCCAGATGGATTAAAAAAAGCATTTCCACAATCAAGGCAGGTTGGAGGGAGCCACTACAAGAATTTTCACATTCAGCCGTACGAATTTATTTCAAAGAATAATCTTTCGTTTTTTCAAGGCTGTGTTGTGAAGTATGTTTGTAGGTATTTACATAAGGATAAAATTAAAGATCTAGAAAAAATAATTCACTATTGCGAATTGGAAATATTAAAGTTAAAAGATACTAGAAATAAAAAATGAAAGTACCTTTATTTGAAGCACAAACAGAATGGAACGAACCAGAAGAGTATCCTGATTTAAGACAATACGATGAGATAGCGATTGACTTAGAGACAAGAGATCCTGATTTAAAATCTAAAGGATCTGGAGCTGTAATTGGTAATGGTGAAGTTGTAGGTATAGCTGTGGCTGTGCCAGGTAGAAAATTTTATTTTCCCATAGCTCATGGCTCAGGGCCTAATATGGATAGAAAACGTACTTTAGAATGGTTCCAAGATACATTGAACACAAAAGCTATTAAAATATTTCACAATGCAATGTACGATGTATGTTGGATCAGACAAATGGGTTTAAAGATTGAAGGACTTATTGTTGATACAATGATAGCGGCATCATTAGTTGATGAGAATAGATTTAGATATGATTTAAATACTTTATCATGGGATTACTTAGGACACGGTAAATCAGAAGCTGCATTAATTGAAGCAGCTAAATCAAGAGGATTAGATCCCAAACAAGATCTATGGCAATTACCAGCGATGGAGGTCGGATCCTATGCAGAAAAAGATGCAGAGTTAACTTTAGAACTTTGGCAAGTTTTTAAAAAAGAAATTATATATCAAGATATTGAATCTGTTTTTAATCTCGAGACAGATCTGTTTCCTTGTCTGGTTGATATGAGGTTTCTCGGTGTGAGGGTAGACTCAGATAAAGCTTCTCGCCTAAAGCAAGAACTAGAAACAGAAGAGAAGAAAATATTATCATCAATAAGTAAAGAAACCACATTAGAACCTCAGATATGGGCTGCACGAAGTATTGCAAAAGTATTTGATAAGTTGTCTTTACCATATGAACGTACTGCTAAAACCGGTGCTCCTTCCTTTACTAAAAATTTTTTACAAGAACACAAACATCCTGTTGTGCAAATGATAGCTAAGGCTCGTGAAATTAACAAAGCCCACACTACATTTATAGATACCATATTAAGATATGAACATAAAGGTAGAATACATGCTGATATAAACCAAATAAGATCTGACCAAGGGGGCACAGTTACAGGTAGATTCAGTTATTCTAACCCTAATTTACAACAGATTCCTGCTCGTAATAAAGATCTAGGACCATTAATCAGATCTTTGTTTATACCTGACGAAGGTAAGAAGTGGGGTTGTTTTGATTACTCGCAACAAGAGCCAAGACTAGTTGTGCATTACGCATCTCTACATAAATTTCCATCAGTATACGACGTTGTTGATTCCTATGAAAGTGATTCGGGAACAGACTTCCACCAAGTTGTAGCTGACATGGCACAAATC